TGCTGTATGTGTTAAAGTAAATACTCTCATACTATTTCTCCTGTGTTGTTATAAAATCCCAGACTAATCCATCCCCCGAAACTCCCAGACTAATCCACCCCCCCGAAACGCCCAGACTAATCCATCCAAGGGAACGGGTGGCAGTAAAGGAATTATGAGAGCCGATGCTCTGCTGTTTTTAAAACTTGCTCTTTAGTTTTATCTTAGGACAAACTTTAGTTTGACCTTATTGCTTTTGCTTTTCTTAAAACCTTTAGGTTTTATCTTAGGTAACCGAAGGTTGCCTTATAACGAGCGAGCGTAGCGAGCGAGCCGATTTACGATAGACGATAAAAAGCCCTATTTAAAGGGCTTTATTATCTTATAGTTTAAAACATATCTTCGAACCTTGTACCTGCATAAGGTTCAGGTTGTCCTGCTTGGGTTAAGTCTTGCGGGGCATGGGGACAAATACTTTCTAGTGTTGTTTCTTCGTGTTCCGCACCGTTCCATGTGGTGGGATAGATAGCCACGCCCTGCTCGTGGTTTAAATCGTGTATTTCTGCGTCCCATTCCTTTGCAACATCTTGGGTTATCTGATACGCTTTAGAAACTAACGCCTTAGATATTACATTATCGTAAACCATAGCCAAACCGTTACGATTGAAATCGCTATGGTTTTGTTCTAATTCACATTGGCTCCTTATATAGTGGTATCTCATTTTCCATAATGTGGATAAGTCCGTCCCGCCTTTCTTGGATAGTATATCTAACAAGTTGTTTTTCCTCTCTTGAAATACTAATTGGGCAGATGTTTTCGGCTGTTCTTGTTGTGCGTCTTGTTCCGCCATGCGTTGCAGTTGCCCATCTGCTTTGTTAATTGTTGATGGTGTTATTTTTACAAATTTTAAAGTAAAGTCATTCATTTCTATTTCTCCGTAAGTGTTAAAAGTTGGCTTTGTAATTGTTGCTTAAGGTTTGCCAGTTCCGTTAAGCGTCGGGGCTTTGTAATAATACTTGTCAAGGTATCAACTCTGCGTAGATCGTCCTGTATTGCGATTGTAAGCGTTTTAAGTAGCATTGTTTTTTCTTGTATCATTGGTCTATTTCCTATTAGTTTAAAAAGCGACACCCTTTATTTGGTACTGATTAAATAAATTGAAGTGTCACCCTCGACTGACTTCAATTTATTTAATCTGTGCCTAATAAAGGGTACAAAAGATTCTTTTTATCTTTTGTTAATTAGTAATACATTGAGAACCTTAATACTTAAAGGGACTTAGGTTTAACTAATTAAAACTTCGTTCTTTAAGTTTTATCTTAATAACAATCCTTTAATCTTTAACAAACACAACCTATCAACACCTTGTATCTATCAGTTAACTCTTGAACGTGCCACACTCTACAAGAGTTATCCATAATTGTTTGTAACTGTCGGAAACAACCTCGGCGATAACTAAATAGCGTAAGCGGTCTTTAGCCCCCTAAAAAGGGGCTTAAGAATTTAGTTATGCTGGGGTTGTTCTGATAGTTATGAACAATTGTGGATAACTCTTGTCCTCGATATAAAGGTGGTTTAGTTAGTTGATAACCAAAGGTGTTTGACTGTCTATCATTACTTTACACTCTCAATGATAATTAAATAACTACAATCACTACAGTATCTACAGCGGTATCTGAATTATCAAGTTACCTAAAGAAAGACCCCAGTGAATCTTAGTGACGAAGGAACTTAGATGAACACGAGCAGAGGCGGCACAGGGGGACCCTGGGTCGACTCAGCGAGTTAATGTAAACTATCATAATTAGATGAGAGCTGAGTTCATAATTAGATGAGAGCTGAGTTCATAATTAGATTGGAGAGGNGTTGGGGTTATTCAATTAATAATAGATTTAATTAAGTAATTGTGGATAACTTTGTGGATAACTAACTTCGTGGGATTAATAAGGACTAATTTAGTAAGAAAAGCAGGTTTCGGCTTTACTTTAGTCTGTTTATCAGCTACAATCGAACCTAAGTTCCTACTTAAGTAAACTCGGGTTCTAGGGAGAACCGTCATTACCTTCTGAGAAGTAACTATTAGATTATCCTTTATAAACCTTTATGTTTATCAAAGGTCTTCTAAGTAGTCCACTACACCGAAATCCAAGACAGAGACACCTAAATCCGAGTAGAACTTAAGTTCTATGACTCCGAGTTAAAGACCTAGCGGTCTTCACCTCTGAGCCAGCCTACGGCTTAAGTTACTTAAGTAACTTAAGAAGAGCTACTTAAGATACTTAGGTGGTTCGATTGATGTTTAAACTTTAGCCCTATATAAGGATAACTAAATGGTTGATAAAAGAAAGACTATGCCTCACCTTTTTAAGAAAGGTCAAATCCCTAACCCTAATGGAAGACCTAAAGGTTCTGTTAATAAATACACTCAGCTCGCTAGAGAACTCTTAAGCTCTAGAGGTGAAGAGATTGTTGAGGTGGTCATTGCTAAGGCTCTTAAAGGTGATGTTCATTGTTTAAAGATGTGTATGGATAGGATTGTCCCTGCTCAGAAAGCTATTGAGATTAAACATACTAAGAGTGAAGGTGGGTTGACTATTAATGTTGGCACGACTGAACAGATAGAAGAGATGGCTAAGGTTAATAAACCTAAGAGATTAAAGACTAAAGGTGATGATGAGGTTATAGCTACAATAGTCGAGGATGAATCCTCTCCTGAGGTCTTAGATGGGGACTCTTAATGTTGAGTTACATCCAGCTCAGTTAGAGATATTCCAATCAAAGGCTAGATTTAAGGTCATTGCCGCAGGCAGAAGATTCGGTAAGAGTCGTTTAGCTGCTTGGATTCTACTTCTTAAGGCATTAGAGTCTGACTCTAAGGATGTCTTCTATATCGGTCCTACCTTCCAACAATCTAAAGACATTATGTGGAATATGCTTAAGGAACTCGGGGGAGACCTTATTCAAGACACGTATGAGAATACTGCTAGAATAACACTAACAAATGGTAGAAGAATCTACTTAAAAGGTTCTGATAGACCTGATACATTACGTGGTGTTGGTTTAGCTTATGTTGTTATGGATGAGTATGCTTCTATGCGACCTGATGTGTGGGAGATGATTATTAGACCTACACTTGCTGACGTAAGAGGTGGTGCTATGTTTATTGGTACACCTGCTGGTAAGAATCACTTCTATGACCTATATATAGATGCTAAGGAAGATGAAGACTGGGAAGCCTTCTCATTTAACTCTACTGATAACCCCTATATACCTGAAGATGAGATAGAGTCTGCAAGAAATACGATGTCTTCTATGGCTTTTAGACAAGAGTTCGAGGCATCGTTTGAAACCTTCTCTGGTGGTATCTTTAAAGAAGAATGGTTCTTACAGGGAACTGAACCTGATGAAGGTAACTATGTAATAGCTGTGGACCCAGCTGGCTTTGAGGCTTCTGAGAAGGAAAGGGGACTTAAATCATCTAAGTTAGATGAAACTGCTATTGCTATTGTTAAGGTAAACAGAGATAAGTGGTGGGTTAAAGACATTATGCACGGAAGGTGGTCTATTAAAGAGACCGCTAGTAAGATATTAAAGGCTGCGGCTGTTAATGAGTCTACTACTGTGGGTATTGAGACTGGTTCTCTTAAGAACGCTATACTTCCTTACCTAGAAGATGAGATGCGGACCACTAATCGGTTTATACATATAGATGAGCTACGCCACGGGGGTAAAAAGAAGTCTGAAAGGATAACTTGGTCCCTTCAAGGTCGAATGGAACACCAACAAATCACATTTAATGAGGATAAAGACTGGAGATTCTTCATTTCACAGATGCTTAGACTTTCCTTCACGTTTATCACATGATGATTTGCTAGATGCCTTGTCCTATATAGACCAAGTAAGTATTGCAGACTTCGCACACTCAATTCAACTGGAAGAAGAATGGGAACCTGAGGATGTTATTTCAGGTTATTAATGAAATTAGTTGATATTTCTATTTACTTTATGATATATTGTGCCTAAATTCCTATAGAAATCAATAGTTTATGTTTGAAGGTAAGGAAAATCAATATCAAGCTCTCGCTTCATGGCTTACTTATAGGTTAGAAGGGTGGAGAACACATAGAGATGTTAACTATGTTACCCAATGGGATGAATACTACCGTTTATGGCGTGGTATTTGGTTACAATCCGACCGACTTAGAACATCCGAGAAATCAAGAATTATATCACCTGCTTTGCAACAAGCGGTTGAATCATCGGTTGCAGAATTAGAAGAAGCAACCTTTGGTCGTGGCAAGTGGTTCGACATTCAAGACGATATGTTAGACCAAGATAAGAC